ATAAACGTAGCTAACCGGCTAAGGAAATCCATCGCCGTTCTTACACCAGACAATGCGAATTTGATAATCCTCTCAATGGTCGGCTGCAGCTTCTTCAGTAGATCCATCAAAGATGTAAACCCACGCACCATCATCTTGCCAACACTGTTACCTATTTCGGCTCCGGTCCACAGACTGTCACAAAACAGTCCCCACTGGTTCCGGATATTCAGAAAGGCATCCGATAAGTTATAATCCAGATCCTCAAAATTCTTGTCAATCTCTTCAGCATTTTTGGTAAATGCATCCCGCAAATCTGACAACGAAATTTTCCCGGCGGATGCCATTTTTTGTAATCCCTCAGTCGTTGTACCCAGTTGCTTATTCAGATACCTGACGGCATCCGGAGATTTTTCGATTAACTGATTGATTGTACCGGCATCAACAACACCTTTGGCAAAAGATTTATTCATGGCATCCTGGAGGCTCGTAATTTCTGCCTCACTCTTTGCTGCCGTTTTAAATACCTTCGTAGTTAAGTTATTAAACTCAACAGCATCATCAACGGAACCAAACAACCCATTGCTGTTCTGGACCAGATTACTGACAGCGGTTGCCGTATTACCATAGGACATCCGCAGATCATTGGCCGACTGGAGAATTTTCTTCTGAATTTCCTCCTGATCGCCCAACTCCTTTGTTGCATTCTTGATTTGATTATTAATTCCGTTGAACTCTTCGGCCAGGGCATTCATGTTTTTCAGGGAGAAGCCAATAGCCAGGGCACCGAGTAGTTTGGTAGCTACACCTTTTATACTCTTAATGCTGTTCTCTGCCTTTTTTTCACTGGATTTGTCAACATCAAAACCAATCTTAACTATCATATCTCTCAATGTCACCTTCGCTCACTCTCCCTTCTCATATCTTCTGCCCGGCCGTTTTCAATATCAGTATCCATCTGATACAACGCATAGAGTTTCAATGCCTCATCAAGGGTGTAATATTCCTCTAACTCAAATTTAGAGGCAAGCCCCGCCTTTATGAGCAGGTACAACCGAAACTCCAAATCGCAAAACTGGGTGTGGTCGAATGTACCATATCGCTCAATCTCTGTATGGTCGCTCCCTACGCCTTTACTTTTCCAAATAGGGGTGCGACCTTCTCGAAAAAACCACTGAAATTTAGCCGGATTACCTCAAAAGCTAATAAGTACATGTCCTGGACATCGGAGCAGAAGATTTCGTTTGCCAGATCCTCATCCAAAATTTTTGCTTTTACTTCCCCGGAGTCGTCCTCAATCTCTACAGATATGTTTCTATCAGATATCAGTAGCCGCTTTAACAGCTTCTCGACCTTGTCTCCTGATATCCCGGAAAAGGCACCGGAAATGTTTGGTGCCGCCTTTTCCAGATCGATGTCCATGATTCCTGTATCATCACCAATCAGGGGAATAAGGGCAGCAATTAAGGGAGTGGCTAAAGATGCCAACTCCCCGGAAATGTTCGCCGCCTTAAAAGCTCCAAACGGTTTGATATAGAAATCAGTTCCTCCTACTGTAACCGTTTTTGTTGTAGTTTGTTTCAATGCCATATTCTACCCTCCATTAATTAAACTCAAAAGAACCTTCCGCAACCGCCAACTCCCATTCCCTGTTTGCCGCTGCCTTTGCATAACCGACAGACGGCTTCTTTACCACCCACGCATTACTACCAGTAAATTTATCTTTTCCAAGCAGGTCTTTGACATTGACAGTGAAAAAGGCATCATACCCGGCCTTTAGTTTTTCGTATTGCGTGTCCATGAATTTGTTTGTCGGCGAATTTTGTAAAACAGAAAGTTTAACATTGTACACATTTGAGGGGTCTACACTTACCATCACTTCCCCTGACACACCCACAACATGTGTGTTCCCATCTCCTACCTGTTCGATCGTTATGAAGCTATCCTCAGCAAAACCACTCGCGATATGGCTCCCAAGTGACATCGTTACCATTTTCGGATTATATACGCCTGGTTTCATATTATCTCACCTCCTTAATAGGTTAACTGCCCGGTTATTTTTGTTACCTGAATCGCACCGGCGATCCGTGCGGAGAACTTGCAATCAGACAGGATTCTGCTGGCCTTCTGAGTATCAGAGATATCCATTGCATTTGGTACCGTTGTTTTGTATCCGGGGACCTCATTACCGTCACTATCATACTCCGTTTCGGCGATCCCACCGGCTCTTTGCCCGTCCTTCAATGATTCCTCCATCTTTCCCTGCACCGCTGTGATTCCGGCATTGGTATAGGCCAGTTTGGGATTTGCGATTTTCAGACTAAATACCTTCAGTTGCATATCATTCCGAAGCCAGTCCCTGAACCGGATAACATCGATCCATTCATTTGCAAGCACCTTCCCGCCATGCGCACTTGTGATATTCTTTCCTGCGTATGTCGTAAAGTAAGTCACCTGCTTACTATCCAGCGACTTTTTCTGTGTGGCATTCAGCCTGCCTGGGCTGATTGAATTAAGCTGCTTCTCCGCCCATGTCTCACTTCCCGGCTCATACCCGAAGCATTTTGCCATCAACGCCAGGGCTGCATAGCTGTTTTCCCTTGGCTGCTCATCTACGTCGGGCACATTGCCTGCATAGAGTGCAAAACTCCGATAGTATAAATTGGATACAGCCAAAGTATCGTAGTCCATGACCGTGTATCCAAATAATTTATTGTTCGTTTCAGCCCACTTCTGTACATTTTCAACATCCTCCGGAACCGCCTGGAACTCGGCATCAAGAGTGATGCCATACCATCCGTCATAGTCTGCAGACCGGTTCAAGGTATCATTAATATTCTCATACTGTCCTTCCTGCCGTACCCTTGGGGCAATAAATAATTCAGCCGGCGAAGGATTCTGATTAAATGCTACCGCTGACGCGATATAGGTTTCATGCTCTTCCGTAAAGCCAAACTCAAGCAAATCTTTTGCCGCAGTAATTACAATCACAGAAGGTAATGTCTCTGTCACTACACCGCCGGGCTGACTGGATATGTGCAGGATTCCACTGAAACTCTCTGCACTGGAAGCTGGTGATGCGATTGAGATATCAATGCTTACGATATCATCCAGACTATTTCTAACGCTCATGTCTTTTCCTCCTCAATTTCTACAATTTCAATTATATAATCCTCCTGATTCCGATACATTGGGTTTCCACCGCTATAATTTTCGCCATCAGCTCCTAAGCCATACCGGCCGGATGCATCCTCCATGTAAGATACAATGAATTCTGCATAGGCACGGTACCGGTAGGAAGTATCGTGATACAACTCTGTCAGGTCCCTCACAGGGGGAAGCAACTGGATTGCCATATTATTTCTTCCGGCGGCTTCAAGCATGGCATCCGATTCAAGAAACTTAACAAATTCCAATAAGTCATCCTCTGCGGTGTTCTCAAAATTATCACCGGTCACTCTCCTCCCTTTGGTGTAGAGGTTTACTTCCAGGTTCGTAGTGCAGGGATAATACTTTCCAGCATCACTTTCGATCGAATGAAGATTCTTGGTGATGTTTCTGGCCTTCAACGTAACATAGGGAAACTGGGGCTTGGTCATGGACTGTTCTACCCATATAACCTTGGCATCCGTAAAAAAATGCTTTACAGTCTCATGCAGGATCTTCTTAACCTGTTTCTGATTCAGCTTCCTCCCCTCCTTCCATATCTGTTGTCGGCACTTCTGTAAATATTGCTGTGTAGTGCCGGAGCGGTGTGTTCTCACTTAACCGGGAAGATTTACATTCAAACCATACTCCATCAAAAATGACTCTGTCAGCACGCTGCTGTTTATCAGAGTCTCTCACCAAAATAGGCTTATCGCAAAATGCTTTGATTCGCTTTACGCTCTCCTGACCGTCCGGAGTAGTGATAACATCATCAGACATGGTCTGGATATCCATCCGTAAAGTAATATCCTCAAAATCATAACCAATGTACCCTTCAACAATTTTGGGGGCCGAATACCGTCTTACTTTATATGGCTTCCTGAAAAAATTCATGCTCACGTCCCCCTCGGCTTGATCTTATAGTTTACTGACTGTAGCATCCGGCTGGTATCGATCAGCGGTTTATCAGAACCTTTTTTCTCTATCGTATATTCTGCATTTGGTTCAAAGGAACCTTCACTAATCTCAATCTGAATCAAATCCTTTTGAAACAAACCGATTTCTTTCAATATTTGTTCAGCCGGGGTCCCACTCATAATCTCCTTCTTTTTCTCAGCCAGCATTTGATTGATTTCATCCCTATTATTCTCTACACTTTGCTTCAAAAAGGGCCGGGCCGGGATATGTTTATTTCCAAGTTTACTGGTAGTCCCAAATTCATTCCAGGCTGCTATATCACACAGATCCGTTCCATCATCATCTACATTATCTCCACGATGGAATCCGATCTGCGCCTCCAGCTTTGCCAGCTCCTGGAGTTCTTTCATGAACCGTTTCCCTTCCGGCGTCAATGTATCACTGATAGTTACCGACATACAAATCCCTCCCCCGCACTGACTATCGGTATGATCACCTGACGTTTCAGGGTAAGAAATTCAAGACCATATACAGTCAGAGCATATTCTGCATCCGGTTGTAGGTTGGTCTGCTGATTGGTACTGAAACTAATAGAGGACTCACCTTCTGAGAATGAATTCACTCTAAGGGAGTCCGCTATCGTTCCATTTCCGGTGTCACCGTAACCAGCCATTTTCAATTTATGTGCAGTAAGGTATGCAAGGGCACGTTCGTAAATTTTTCCAAACCGTTTCTTGCTGATCTGAACAGAGTACAATTCCATATGCTTGGCAACATCTTCATCTTGTATATCCTCAAATTCTTTTGCTACCAATCGGAAAATCTCAAATGCGGTCATGGTATCACCCCTTTACTTTTTCAGTGCCGCCTTTACCTTTTTCAGGATGTCTGCCTGGTCCTTACAGTCTGCCGGATTGATCCCGAATTCTTCAGCCAACTGTGCCAGGTCTGCTTCACTGATATTGTCCAGAGACGCTAACCGTTGCTGCCGGATTTCCTCCGCCTCTGCCGCTGCCTTTGCTTCTGCTGCGGCTTGTTCTGCTGCCAGTTCCTCTGCTGTCTTTTCCGGTTCGGTAGGCTCTCCTTTTACACTCACGAAGTTATTCTTCCTGTAAAATTCCAGGATCGGGTTACTCTCATACTCCTGGGGAATCACTCCCGTTTCCCCAGGCAGTATGGATACAGTGCCAAAACCAATGATTTTATTTGTTTTATTTGTTACTTTCATAGTCTGTCTCCTCCTTATACTCCAATCGCAATCAACGCTGACAACGGGTAATACAGAATAATACCTGCACACCGGGATTCACAGGGAACCTTGATTTCCAGATTCTCAGGCTGCAACGGATACTGGTAAAAATCCATCGGGATCTCCAGACTGAACTTATCCGGATCGTTCGTAAAGAGCAGGGCAACGCTGGCTCCAAGCGGATTCGTTTCTGCATTCGTTCCTTTCAGTTCCGGAGCAGAAATAATATCCTTCAGGTACGGAGCATTATCCAGCAGGAACTTCTTAACCGTGAAGCCGGTATTCGGAATCTGGCGTGTGGAAATATCAATATATACATCAGCTGGTAATGCAAGAGTATCCGCCCGCTCAACATCCATGGTAATGTCGGACTGGTATCCAAACATGCCGTTGATATCATCGAGGATCTGATTAGGTGTTTTGTATCTGAATTCGGTACGTGGTACACCATCGACCATAACCGTACTCAGGGTGTAATACGGAATGTTATTGCCTGTAGACAAAATCCCCATAAGCTTGTGTTTATCATTGCCTCGCCATGCGATAGTATTCATGGACCGCTCAATCTGATATTTAGCTGACTCGGCCTTCCTGGTATCCAGGCTCTTACCCGCCAGGCGGGATGCCCTCATGTCCTGAATGGAATATCCATAGCTGTCACCGATAGACTTTATATATGCCGTGCTCGGTTCGCCTTTTACATCAGCACGAGGCAGATCAGTAGCATAGTTGCTAATAATGGCTGCCATACCAGTCTTTTCATAGCTGTAATAAGTGGTTGTTTCCGCGCCTTCCGGTACCTCATGAGTAATCGGAAAGGTATTCAGGGCGGTAAATTCCGGATAAATCTTATCGTAGGATTTCGCCTTGATGTAATCAAGCTCACGGGCAAAAAACATACTGGCGTCCTCTGCACCATCAAAACGCAACTGGCTATTTCCAGCCAGGGCCGGGGTAATGTTGGAGGCCCTCAATGCCTCGTAGTCTGCGGAATCATAGGCCATAGACGGTTTTACCGGATTATATCTCTTTTTCCTTTTCATCTCTTATCTCCTCCTTTAGTTCACTTCATTAGGAAGTAGTATTGGAGCAATTCCATTATCCACTTCACCAATGAATTTACCTTTGATTTCAATAGCGTTGGCCCCGGAAGCATTCGTAAAGCATCCTGCTTCAGAACCGCTTGTAATCAAATAGAGCTTTGCATTATAAGCCGGTTCAATCCCTGCCGCTACCTGTACCCATACCTTTCCGGTTCGCACAACGCCTACTGTGGTATTCTTACGGATAACAACTTTTCCGGTCATATCATGCTCAACAGTCACACCATAGATCGTTACCCCTTCAAATTCGTTTGCGGTCGATGCCGCAACCGGAAGCTTTACGGTATGCCCCTTAGTCGTTCCGTAGACCACACCAACACCAAACCCAAGCTTTCCATCCTCTTCCTCATTCATCCGGGTATTGACTTCATGATAAGATATGTCACACAATCCACCCGGTACTCCTTTCGGAGTGCTAAATCCATACGTTGTCTGTGCTGCCATTACTGCGTACCTCCTTCTCTTCTTTCAATCATTTCTTTCCGCGCCTTTTCTGCGGAACTAACACCCTGGCCACTATCTGCCCGGCGGGTACCGTTGCCATTAGTCATTTGCGCTCTCTGGTAATTGACATCCTTACGACGGCCTACCTGCTCCACTGCCATGTCATAGGCAGCGTTGATATAAGCTTTTCCTTTGCCATCCAGACGCATCTGCGGCAGGACCTTCTTGATAATTGCTTTCTTTGCGTCCAGAACAGACTTACTTTCTAATCCATCCATGTTGAGCTTATCGCCCACCCGGCAGATAGCCAGCCGCTGGCGGATCATTCTGTCAGCGGAATCTGCATTAAGGGAAGCAGATTCATCATCCGAACCGTCTCCGTTTTCCTTGTCCTCTTCATCTGCATTTTCCTCATCCTCATCCGCATTTTCCTCTTCGCCGGTGTTCTCTTCTTCCTCATCGGCATTTTCTTCATCGGAATCAGTGGCGGCAGTTACATCCGCTTCTGCTTGCAACTGCTCAATGACATTCAGCAATGAATCAATGTCCTCATCCTGCCGGGCAATCACTTCCAGGGCACCTTCCAGATCATCAGGCTCCCCTTCCGAATCCCTCCGGTCTTTGTTTTCCTGTACCTGTGCCAGGGCTTCCTCAGCGTCGAAGACCGTTTCCTCTTCATCTTCCGTGACAGAGTCCTGGGCTTTTGCGATTACGTATGCAGCAATGGCCGCCTCCAGCTCTTCTGGTGTTAATTCCACGCTGTCATTCCGTCTCTTGCTGCTGGTTCCGTTTTTCTTGGCGTCTGTTCGTCTTCCGTTTGACTTGCCAGCATTTCTGGTTACTTTTTTCCTCATTTCGGCTTTTCCTCCTTTTAATGTAGTTCCATTGGAACTGTCTATATTTAACCGGGCCTGTTCGCCTGCTCGCGCAGAATCGACCAGAGCCAAATGGTTAATCCTGATATTGGTCTGAAGCGCATCATAAGACTCCCCGTTCCATTCTCCTGGCTCTTCGATGAGATCCAGGTTGTAGCCAAGGGAAAGCTCCTTCAGACCAGATTCCTTCATAGAGTCGGTATCATGGATAATAATCTCAGCACGCACATCCTCGCCGTCCTGATAACCGGCGGACATGATGGTTCCGATCTGCTCTTCTTCCACGTTGTTTTTGTCTACAATACCGGCTTCATGGGTTATAATAATAGGCTTCCCTTTGTATGTCTTTAAGCTGTTTTCATCAAAGACATGTTCAGGAAGCCTTAGCTCTCTCCGGACGCTGCCATCCGGATTCGCATATTCAAAAATCCCAACAGAGGTTAAGATCGGGTGATCCACGAAATAACCTTCATCCGTAAAATAGGTACTGTCAAGCCTGATACTGTCAAGCCGCTGTACCCTTCTTAACACTTTCAACTTCATCCCTCCTAGACTTACAACAGTAATCTTCTGCTAAAACCTCATAAAGTTTTTCGTCATAATATTTACCGTCTATTAATTTAATGTTTTTCCTTTGGGTTCCAACAATTCTTCCCCCATACCTTGAAACCATCTTATCGTACGTGCTTTCGATGGGGTTCCCTATCACTACCACAAAATTGAGTTTCCGGAAATGGAACTTTTCAAAAATATCTCTTATCGCTCTCCCGGCATCTAAACCAAAGACAGCTGCGTTATCTGAAAAATTGATGATATTTAATCCATCTACAAAATCATTTCCCCGGTCTATATGGTAACTAATGTAACCAATTACCTTGCCGGAAGAATCCAATGACACAAACTGGTGATAACTCCATGTCGATTCTGCAATCTCCGATTCTTCATAATAATTCCCACAAGCCCAGTATTTATATTTTTCATCAAACCAAGTATTGCGGAACTTTTCCTGTAATTCCTCTTTATGTTTTATTGCCAAGTCAAGCATAATCCCTCCATCCAAATTAAGTTATGTTATTTCTCCATAATAGGAACACTGATGCTATTTCGTTTGAACACTGGCCGTGCAATGCATCGACATTGGTAATCTTCCCCTGGGTGACAATACCTGCCTGGGGCAACTTCGGGTGGATCATCCCACCGGCACACCTTTTTATGCAAATTCTTATGAGTTTTCCTTGACCGGCTATCATTGACGCACCACCAGATATATTCTTCAACACCGGCATCCTGCTGCTGTGCCTTTGTAATCTGAGCATTCAGTTTTGCAATCTGATCCCGGGCAATCAGCCGGGAATGTCTTTTACTTACTCCGTACTCTTCCTGAAGCTGCTTCATCAGTGATGTGGTTGTAGTTCCTTTATGGTAACACTCAAGGACAATTTCTTTCATTTTCCCAAGAGTATCATGGGGAATGGTCGTGATCAGATCAACATTCTCGCCTACCCAATCCCCCAGCGCTTTTTTGAAGAAATCGCCCATGTAGTAATCTTCGGTAATGTCAATTCCAAGAGTTGCCCTGATGGTATTCTTCCATTCCTTCACGGACAGTTTGCCGTTCAGGTTCGCAATGTCCTCTAATATCTTCCGGAGGCCGTAGCTCTTCTCCTTCTCCAGAATCAGAAGCTCCATTCGTTCAAAGATTCGGTGAACGATTGAAGTAAGACTGGTCATAGCATCAAAATGAGTATCCAAAGCATCGGCTCTATGCATTTCTTCCATGTACGCCTGCTTTATGGATGGCAGCTCTTCCTGCATCACTTCCCGGATGATCTTCATATACGCATTGGCCGCTCGTAGATATTCTCGCTCCGGGCTTACCGGTGCCTTTGGTATGATCTTGGAATGCAATTTATCATGACCCCGGAACTTCTTTTCCGTTTGCTGTCCGACATATTGCTTCATCAACTGCTCACTCACTTGGATCACCTCTGATTTCCTTCAGTAACATGGTTATTGATTCTCGGAATGGTGGAAACAACTCCTTTTCCATCAGCTCATTGATTGGCATCCAACTGGCAGATGTCATTTCCTCTCCGTCAGGTTCTATTTCCCCCGTGAAGTCGGTACACAGATATATCTTGGAATCTCTGTGTTTCCCCGAGGTTGCTTTGTATGTGCCAATAGGTATTAAGTTATGGGTATGGATATGAAACTCCTCTAAAGCCTCCCTTTCTGCTGCCTGTTCCGGTGTTTCTCCGCCCTCTATCCTACCGCCAGGACCACATAGGCCGGAACCGTCAGAACGCTCACCAACCAATAGCTTTCCATCCCGGCATACAAATACAGCCGCTGCGGTAACCTCGTTCCCATCTGCGTTCACCTCATCAACATCCGAGGCTCCTGGCTCTTTGTTAAGATTGATTCTTGCAATATCCATCAGATCATCCGGAATATCAAATTCATCCTCTTCCGTGACCAGTTCTTGTATATCATAAGTGTCTCCCTTCGCCAGAGCCTGCCGCACTTCGGAAGGATCTATCGCCTGCATGTCAACATAGGCTTGCGCCGTCTGGGCCTTGATCTGCTCCGTGGTGGCTTTCGTCTGTTCAACGGTAGCCTGTTCCGTCTCACTCATACTCCAGAGTGGTGCAAACTTCATTTTGTACTTGGGTATCTTTTCGATCTGGCCTCTTTCTTTCCCCTCTTTTAAGATCAGGTCAATCACGGTGCGGCCATTCGATTTCATGTTCATCTTATGGATTCTTTCAAGCAAGTTATAGAAATTCTCCAGATCAGCGTCACCAGTGCTATTCTCTCCGGCAGGACTTCTCCCATACAAAATCGTCTGCGGGATATCCGTCACCGCAGACAGCATATTGCAGGTGGAATCCAGAATATCTTTCACACCGGCCATCGGCAAGGTTTTGAAATCATAATCCTCACCCTCAGCATCAATCACCAAAGAATTTAAGATTCCACGTGCCATATCAATGACCTGCATCCTTCGTATGACTTGATTCTCACCGTCTTCAGTCGCCAAAAGATTTGCCAGACCTTTCATTTTGTAGATGGCTTGCACGCTTCTTTCTAACAGCTTTACACCATCACTGTGTGCCGTGATGGTTTCCCGAAGTGCCCGTTTGATTTTTACATATTCCGGAATGCCCCAATAGCGATATAGGGCATTGGTAGTATGCTCCGGCAGCCTCCCGTTCCGAAATACAAGGCACCGGGTATAATGTACCGTGAAGTATCCGTACAAACTGAATACCGCGTAATACTCCGGTTGATCAAGTGGCCTTTTCCGGTGCTTTTCCATTACCTTCCCAGCATTATTTGAATACAGAGAGGTATAATCCGGCTGCACGATGGAACGTTCAAAGACTCGCAGCTCTTCAATGGACCGGACATTATCCCAATCCAGCGGCTCCTCTAATCCCCTGCCATCGTCCACGAGCATAACAATAATGGAGCCTCCGTATAGCCTCGCCCACTTTTCAGCAGTAGCGAATCTATCCTCCAGCTCCAATTCATCCATCTTATCTTCTACATATTCAGTTATTTTTTCGTCACCATAGTCAATATCAAATCCATGCTTAATTGATTCTTCAGCCGGCCGATCTATGATCTTGGTAAAAAGTCCATTCCCTTCATAGAGGCGGGTAAGCTCCATATCATTAGCAAACTCTTCCGGCTTATAATCGTATGCCTCGCTGTTATCCTGGCTGGTCCCGTACTTATTAAGCATGTTAGTATATCCATCTTCTCTATAAGTCCCCTGCCCTTCCAGTATGGCTTTTCCCCGACTCTGTATCCGATACGCTATTAGCCTTTTTCTATCACTCAATTCTCTCACCTCCTTACAACAAACTGGATATATCAAATATTTTTGGTTCGTACAAGCTCAGTGCAAGCGCATCCGCTCGATCCGGGCTGTCCAAATTACGCTTTTTCATATCGTCTTTACTTTCTAACATTATCTTCCCCCGGGAGGACATATGGTATTTCCTGCTCGACAGTTGAGCTACAGTCTCATTGTCGTCCTCCAGACACAGAATGCCAGCGGTCATTAACTCCCTTATTATGGCCCACAGGTAAGTAGACGTATTCTCATAATTCTTTGCTTCATCCGGATCCGGTACCTTCTCCGCCGCGTTGACCGGCACGATAACCATCCGGGAAAGTTCTTTTCTCATCTCTCCACGTTTCAGCTCGTTCAGCCGATCAGTCACACCACCGCCCAGGCCGCAATCATCAATGTTGATGTATATCGGTCCCTGGTATTTCGGGTACTCTTTAATAATCCGGTAATAATGTTTGATTACATGACCGGCGGTTTCCATGAGGCCATGCCCACGGTAATTCTCAACCATTCGGCAGTTGAAGTCAGCATT